TAAGCAACCCATAAGCATTACTTTTTATAGTATTCCATTGGGTTATAGGTCTGTAATTAGCATCTCTACCCTCTCCAGAAAACCTTAATAATTCCCCAGATACGTTGCACTTATAAAGGACTACCCCTTTTGCTATTATTGAATTTTCAAACTGCTCTGCTGAAGAATTCATGACAATAAATGTCTGCTCTAGGGTATCTATAGTTAATATATCGCCTGCAATCGCTAATGTGTCATAGGCCATTGTTGCTTCAAGAAAGTATTCTCGTATAAATGGCTTTGTTACTTGGTTATTAGTCTCATAATCAACATAATCACCCGTTATATTTCCAGAATCTCTAAGTATAGTGATCGTAGCCCCTACTTCTACCAGGGTTTCTTTAATGTCGTTCCCTATTCCGGTATCAACCATTATTATTCACTATTCTCGTTAGGGTTAATTATAACCTCATTCTCAGTTGTGTACGTTAAGTCTTCTCCAGTTTGCGAAGCATACTTAAATCCGGCATCTATCTTATGACCGAATAACGCAAACCCTCCGACTCCGGCAAACTCTGCCATATTATCATCCACAGCCTTTTCAAACTCAGCATCCTGCGTGTTAATCAGCTTTAATAAATTTTCGAATCTCTGTTGAAGGCTGATTTGCTTGTATTTGAATTTGTAAGCACTCTGGGTGACTAGGTAATTCAACAAATAACGAATGGTTCGTTTTTTCTGCCAAAGGATCTTAAAATCGGTTGTTACAGGGTATGCCCAGCCCGTCTCTCGTGACGCGTCGTCGCAAGCATTACTGTAATCATCCGGATACGTTAGATATGAATCTAACCCTTTAACTTCTTGTTGCGCTTGAACCATCAGCTCTTCTTTAGTCATTTGCTGTTACTCATCCTTCAGGCCACTTTCCGGTGGAGTAAATATCCCGGTTCCGATTGACCCAGTTTGAGTTTCATCTTTCTTTTCATCATCTTTCTTTTCATCATCTTTCTCAATTTCGCCTGCACCTGTTTCTGTTTCTGCGCCTGTTTCTTCAGGATCGTCGTCCTTACGCATACACTTTTTGGTCAGATGAGTCTTCAATGCCGGAAGTGACTTGAATTCATCATGCTCGCAAAAAGGACAAAAAATGCCTTCTTTTGGTGCAGGATTAGCGGAAGCCTTTTCTTCAACTGTTTGTGACGAAGACAAGACCTCCACCGTTCCTGTATTTTTCCTAACCTCGGAAATAAGGTCAGCCGGAATTTGCGCTCCACCTTGAGGATAAATAGTCCCCTTTTTGTAAATCGTGCTTCCAGCTTTTAATGTAGTCAAAACTCTAACTTTTTCGATGTCCATCGATTAAATCCTCCTTAATTAATTGCAGGCTCAAATTCTACAACCATAACAGGGTTTAGAATCTCCGTAGTGGGAGAAGTAGTACGGGTTAAATCAAGCAGACCCGTAATTACATCCCCAGGAGAAAACTCGTTATTGTCAGAATCCATAACAGCCTGAGTTATGCCTGTATCGCCAGTTATAACGGTTGTTTTCTGTTGTGAAGCTTCACCGCTAACATGAGCAATTACGGGCTGAGTTGTGAGACAGCTTGTTCCGTTTATCATAATGTCACCAGCGACCTGCAAGGTAGCAGAGTCATCTTTACCACTGGCTTCAACGGATAGCCAAACGTTAGATACCCTTCCTCCGCTTCCAGGAGCACCAACAAGAGTGTCCCGGTCTAAAACTAACTCACCGGAGAACTTAGATGACATCGGAATCAGCATATTGGCGGCACCGCGACTCATTTCCGAAGGATCAGAAAAGAGACCTTTTAATTTTTTCATAGTCTCCCTCCTTTCCTTTAGGCTACCGTTAGTTGATAAACAGCATCCTCGTGATAGAGAACCGGGAGACCCTTATCCTCAACCCTAAGATACATACCGTCAGGATCAGTCTTAGTCCAGCGATCCATCTGCTGGCCCCATTTCCTTGACAGTTCGTGAGGAGCTTTCATGTATTCGGCAATAGGAGCGCCGTCAACTGTGCTTGCCCACATGATGAACTTAGTGATCGGGATGAACTTCTTGGTCATGTAAACATAGTCCTCTGAAGCTTTGTAACTTGAGGATAATGTCCCGGTAGCGGTTATTGTGCCAGCATCCGTATCGACTGCTGTGATGGTTAAGGTTTCTTTTGTCCTTGCAGACAAGTCCATAACTGTCAAAGTTCCGCCCACCTCAAAATCAGTGGTTTCATCTACATAAACAGTATGAGGACCAGCTCCGGATGTCAGAGCTGTTGTCAGGTACGCCCTGATTTGGTACGCTTCATCATAGAGTATCATGTTACCAATACCCAGCAATGATCCCAGTACGGGAAGAGGCCTTGCGAATAAATCGCCTTCACCGAATGAAGATTTCTGCAACAGCGTCTGAATGGACGGGTCAAAGACCATGTACTTCAGAACTTCCGTTGTGAAAATGGCATTTGCCAGTATTCCGGCATTGTCATTAGAAACCTGCAACTTGGCATCAAAGATATCTCCCTGGATATCTCGTTTCGTACCATTGCTCCACTTGTAGTCAGCGGTCAATGTGGATTTGTTGTCGTCAGGGATACCATAGTCGATGGTAATATAATGGCCGTTCTTGTCTTTATAAGTAAAGCCATCATTACACAACATCTGTGATATCATCCACTCTTTTCGCCGATACGCGCGGTTGCTCAAGTTACGAGACTGATTTGCCAGTGTCCTTGAAGCTTGCTGATATTTCCTGTCAGTTCCTGGCTGACGTATATTGTTTAGAAAAGACACTCCGAAGAATGTTCTTTCCTTCCAGAAAGCCGCCTGTGCCTCATTCTGGGCTACGCCCGGAACAGACGCATTTGGCGATGTACCATCTTCCGCCGCAAAGGGGGTCAACCCTCTACTGCCTATCTGAGATTCCCATTCGATAGCATCAGACTCATAATTAACCTGCTTGAATATCTTACTGAGAACCAGATTGGGAGGCGTTAGATATTTTGTGATCAACTTATTAAGCACAGTCAAACGAAGAATCGGTATTCCACTTACAGATATAGTCATATCTTGTCACCTCCTTTTTAGAGATACAGATAGTTGCCCAGCTCGAACCCCCAAGAGAGATCGGTGAGAACATCTGAGTTGTAATTGTAAAGGCTGTTTTTGTAACCAGTAGCGTTTTTAACTACCATTGTACCCTGACCGCCTTTGGCGAATTCGCCAACTCCTGTGTCAATAGATCCAAGCAAAATACCTTTTGCTTCGATGAAAGGGGTTGCGGTTGCTGTCTGAATATAGATAGCAGCGCCCTTTGCAACTGTATCAGCTGCAAGATTATTGGTTACTGTGATAAGAGCCATCTGACTGTATGTGGTCCTGTCAATGGATACGATTGCTCCGAGGTCAGTTTTGTCACCATCGCTATCATTTAAGACAAGATGATCTCCAACAGCAAACTTGTAGCTGTCTTCTAGTCTGACATAGGCTAATTTATTAACCTCTGCATCGGCAACCAAATACGCAAGACCAGGCACATTAGCGAGAGAGGCGGTAAGCCTCCCGGCAGTATCACCCGGGACATACGGAACAGCATAGTTCACTCTGCTCGTACTTTCGGTTATAATACCCATAACCTGTCCGGCAGATAAAACACCATACCCAGCGGGTACAGTTACAGGAAAAGTCTGAGCGTTTTCTGAGTCATACCAGATACGCTTAGGATCAGACTGACCGCCTTTGTTAATATAAGGGGTAGTTCCTAATACCATATCAATTCACCTCCTTTTATGTTTCGTTACTCGCTTCAGGTTCCGGAGCGAGAGAATACAGGCCATCAGCCAGATCATCATCAGCTTTTTCCTGTAGTTTAAGTTCATCAGAGTCATTACCAGAAGAATCCTTAGTGTTAATGCCCATACCGAGAACGCTAACGGTAGCACCTTTCGCTACCCAATCCACGATCTCTGCATCAACAGCTTCGGAGAACTTCGCCCAGTCAACATTACCGTCCTTCATGAACTTACTATGCTTCACCTGAGGTTTGCATTTGTCATAAAGGTTTTCAGCAACAGTGCTGGCGCTGAGTTTTTCAGACCAAATCTGATCAGCTCTGGTTGATAATTCGTTCTCACCCCGGATAGCGTCTACCTTCTCCAGCTTAAGAACTCTTTCAGCCATTCCCTGATTCTGAGTCTCTTTCTCAGCAAGTTTCTCTGTGAGGCTTGCATTATCAGTTGTCAGAGTATCAATCTGCCCCTGAAACTTTGTCGTAGCCTCGGCCATAATCGAATCCTCAATAACTTTATAATCATTAGGATTCTCTTCTTTAAACTTGTTAAGCTCGAATGTCACGTTGTTCACCTCCTTTACGTTAAGGTTATTATCATCGCTGGGTATAGTCCCCAGTGTTTCAATGGGAATTTCAATATCCCCTTGACCAAAAGCTGCTGCCTTTGTATTGGAATCATATCCAAACACAACGACTGATACTTCTTTAAATGTTGATTTTCTCCATATTGTAGCAGGACCTTTGAGCTTAAGTCCATTTACTTCCGCAGTGTCTCCTTTACCAACTTCCTCAATAGTGGAAGGCTGAGCATATATTGAAGCTTCATAAGGAAACCCCTTTCTGGATACTTTAAGGAATTTCTCGCTTTCTTCTGTATCAACAAACACTGTGGTTTTGGGATTTATCGTTAATTTATGATCCGGAGTTATAATTGGTTTACCAGTGAAGGCTATCTTTGAAGCTGTCATATGACCTTCAAGGATAGGATACTTAGCTTTTGGAAAAGACATTCCTGATAAATCAATTACAAGGTCTCCCCACCACCAGTGACCTTTGATTATACCTCCTGAATATCCAACCATTTCAAGGATTGGAGGAGTCTCTTCTTCACCTTCAGCAAACTTGACATTAACATTACCACATGAATGATCAATAAAGTGCAGTGCACCCTTTGGCATCTTTTTGTGTTCCATTTTCTCCTCCAAGAATTTAGGCCTTATAAGAAGGGCATTAAGAGAAGACAAGAATGAGTAGAGGCATCGCTTGCCTCCTCTTAATTTAACTATTAAGGGTGGCCGTCCTCAACAGTACCCACTTATTCCTTGTTAGTGTCATCTTTTTTTTCATCTTTCTTTTTATTTTTATCTTTACCTGGTTCTATTTCTTTCTCTTGATCACCTTCATCTACTGCTGATGCAAGAGCGGGGTATCTTTCTTCTTCCGTTGCCTTCTGCAATCGAGCTTTTTTATAATTACCGAATCCAAGCTTTTTAACTAAAGAGGCCATCGGCAATCCGGCCTGGTCGTACAACGATCCGTGCTTTACTCCAAGAGTTGCTTTCGCCACCGCTTCCGGACTATCTATTTCAGATGTAGGGAAGGATAGTTCTATTACACGTTCCGGACTATATTCAATATCCTTGAATACAGGCTTCTGTTTATCGTCAAATGAAACCGCTTCTTTTACTTTAAATGTTTTTGGGAAATCAGTAACCGCTGATTTTAAGAAAAAGATACTTCCCCAAAAATCATACCTGTAGAATCTGGCAAAATAAGTAACTTCATCAGTGGTCCTGTCACTCATTGGCCCTCTTGAGGCTTTAACAGAAGCAAAGGTTCCTGTTGATTGTCCGGTTGTAACACCTTCTTCCTCATTCAAGCCTGATGTTACCATGTGTAGTATGTCTGTATCACTATCGGATATCTTAGGCAACTGTGGGTTGGTCGCGGTAAGGTCCATGTCGGGCCCCAAAACCAATGTACTGCCAGGGGTTTTTACAGTAGCTATCCCGCTTTTTGCTCTTTCATCATCCGTAAGGCTTAACCAGGTTTTCCAGGTTTTCATATTACTTATTTTCACTACCCAGAGATAAGCACCGGAACTCTTCTTATGATCTATTTCGTATTTTTTAAGGTCTTCCCAATATTCAAGCCATTCCAGAACTGTTCTTAAATGAGATATGTTTCTTTTTACTACGAAGCCTTTGTTCCAAAATATCATGAAGCTGCGAAACCCACCAAACTGCTTATATATCTTTTTACGGGATTTACTGTTCTGCTGCTCACTGACACTGAAGTTATTATTTTTCTTGGCATCTTCAAGAAGGTCTGGATATCTTGCAACAAATATGGAAGGAACTTGTTCTTTAACTGTATGTCCGTTGGTATCTTCATACTCTAAACAATAGAAAAGAGGTAGATTGGGTTTTCTCGAATGGAATATAACACCATCTCCACTTGCTCCGGTTACAGCGCTGGGATCAATGAAGTCTATCTCTATAAATCCATTATCATGTATTGTCAGCCGTAAGAACAGCTCCCCTTCAATAAAGGATCTTCCAACAAACTGTCTCCAGTAGTCATATAGTCTGTTCCTGGGATCAAGTTCTACTTCATCTATTACCTCTTGGATTTTCTGTTCATCAGAAAAAGCGCCAAAGCCATCGCCAGTAACTCTACCGACTATGCCTCTTACACTTGTATTCACATGAGGATTTAATTGGAACTTTTCCCAGCAACGAGATTGTAATACTTGGCGGGTTAATTCTGGGTCTGATTTATCTGAGGAGGAGATTCGGATAGGAGCACCGTCAGCGTCAACATACTGTTTGACACCAGGGCCATATTGCCACGGAGTAGCAAATTGGTCTTTGATATCTTGTTCTTCTGTTAACTCAAGATCGTCATTGTTAGCCATGACCTTCAATTTAATAAGTTTACGTTAAGTTAACGTTAATTAAAGGTCACATATCGCATATCTTTTATACTGTGTCAAGTAAAATTATTTATCGTAATCTCCTAAGTTTCTATCGTTTGTGAAGAAATCTCCAAAATTGATAGCTCCACTTCTGATTCTAAAATCTGATACTCCTAAGTTTCTACCTGCATACATTGCGGCACCCAGCATAAACATTGCATCATCCTGAGTTCCATATTTCTCATTCTTCTCTGGACTACCGAACCACCTTTTATCAGTATCATGGTCAAATAAAGCAGCCTCTTCTTTTAGTATATCGTCTTGCTTAGAACCGGGAATACCTATGGTTGGAGTCTTGAACCGTCCTTTTTGAAATACTGTATATACCTCTGTGAACATAGTTTTCTGAATATTGTAGTTCGTTGCCCATAGGTCCAGGGCGATATCATTCTCTTCACACCATGGAGCTAAATCCCAAGCTCCCCACCTCTCTGATCCTATAACGTCCAGGCCATCATATTCGTTATGAACTTCATTAAAGAAGTTCTTTATACCACTTAACGAATGATCTTCTATGTTTCTTATGCCAAGAAGTAAATAAATATAAAGCGGGACAACATTTTCATCAAGAAAAGGATGAGACCTACTTCCAACTAAGCCTTTTGCAACTGCTCCTGTTATGGTTCTTGCACCAGTTCTTGTTTTCATTGGATCAGCCCTATCAAATCCTGCAAGGACAGCCCAATCCGTATCGTATATATCGGACAATGTAGAAACATCTTTTATTTCTGCTGCCTGAATTGATCCATAAGGTGATTCCAATTGATATATATCGTTTACAGGCCATAGCCTGTCGTCTACTTCTTTAAGGTATCTTTCAGTATCTAACTCGAAAGAAGGCAAGCCCCCCTCTTCTATAAGTTTTGTCTCAGTATTAATAATCTTATTTCTCTTAGAGATTAATTCAATAACCGTCTTGTGTGTGTTAATTGTTCTATCGGAGCCAAGGTAATTAGTGGCTTCAATCATTTCATCTGTAAACACTCTTTCAGCTCCAGCTGACCAGAGATTCTGGAAATATCTTTCAAAATCTCCCATAGGGAACTTTGCCCGGTATGAATCAAGCTGTTGCTGGTGCATATTAGGATTCCAATAATCCTCTACACTTCCTTTTTCGCTATATCGATATGAGAAGTATAGAGTAGGATCTTTGTTTTCCTGGTACGTTTTATATAATTTATACAGAATATGATCTTTTGCAGAAACTGTGGAGTCAATACAACCGAAGGCATTTGGAATATTACGGATAGAACCATCAAGCTGAACAAAAAAGCGGGGATTCTTCATATCGAACATTTCAGAGAAGGTGTAGCCGTTAACATTTGATACGATACCAGTGAAGGAACTGATAGTTCTTATAAAAGACCTTACTGTTTTCTTATCGTCAGTTAAGCTTATTTCTTTTTGCTTTACATTACCCAGACCAACTTCGGCTAATATATTTGGTGAGTTTACTATGATATCCCGGATAATATCATAATGAACGAATTTAACCTGGTCCTTTGAATTTGCACCTAATACGATCTTATGATCTATCCAGCAAACAAACTTCCATATCTTTATTAGACAAACGATAATTGACTTACCTTCACCACGAGGCCAGCAGAATACGATCAACCTATGCACGAACCTACCGTTTTCCATCCTTAAAGCATCTCTAAGTATTTCTTTCTGAGCTTCCCATATATCGTGGTATGATCTATTTGTATCGGGATTTTTAGTATCTGGAAGCTCACTTATTAAAAACCATTCCGGAAGATCAGAGCCTTCAGGATAAATAGGTAGTCGCGCATTTTCTTCAGCCCACTTTATAAATCCTTCACCACCATCACGATACTCATCACGAATCATCGTCATTTGATTTGGCCTCCTTATCCTTTTTATCTTTTTCTAAAACTTTATATCTATTAGTGTTACCGTACTTCATAGCCTCAGAATCCATTGCCTCAGGTATAGATTGGTCTGCGGGCATTATTTTATTTTTGAACTTTTTCTCCCACAGTTTGTCCAGGCCTATTTTATCTAGCTCCATGGTAATTGATTTAAGAGTATCGCGTATTTCCTTCAACTGAGGATAAGGCCTTTTCTGGAGTTTGCCGTCAGTGTACGTCAACGCGTCTAAGGCAAACATCTCCTTTGATAATCTGATATATATACTGTAGAGAGGCATTACATGATTGCCAAGTCTATGCAATTGAGGTTGTGTTAAAACATCCCCCAGGCCATGCACCGGATCAACCCATGAAACATAGATATTCTTCAGGAAGGTATGTTCAAGCGAGCATTTACCTCTTTTATTATAGGTGCAGCTTTTAAACACAGGGCAATTGTCCCTGGTACAAGTTCTGACATAAGCTAAATACTTAAGGTCTTTGCCCGCCACGTTCCCTACGCTGAGGCCCAAATCGTTTATTTTATCTTTTGCTACTGCCATCTTTTCCTCGCTTAATCCATTGTTGAATTTTGTTCCCACCAATTAGAGAACTCATAAATGGTTTTTCTGTTCGGGTAGCTGCCTACTTCTAATCTATTTATAAAGGAATTCACTAACAATTCATTCATAGATTTTTGCCACCTTCCCTTTGACATAGCCTTAGGATTTGGCATATCAGTCCAACCGAACGGAAACTTATCAAGTTGCACACCAGTTATCCAACTATGCTTTCGTAATACAACATAAGTGGCTTGTGCATAAACTGATAATTGATTCCAGCTCATTGAATCTAATAATTTATAGTCTAATCTGACGAATTTACCCCTAGAAGTCATAGACAATAATTTCCATTGGCAAGCTCTCTACAGCTTGGCATGATTGTTTGGGATCGGCCAACCCCATTATGGTTTGGTACTTGAAAGGAGTTTGTTTGTTAATTCTTCCAGCTTAAGGGCTGGTACATCGCCAGTAAGAATCATTGCTTTAAGTTGTGCTGCTTCTTTCTTGAGCTTCCGCTTCAGGAACGTCTTACCCAATTTCGAGTTAAAATGAAGCTGTAACAATTGAGATATTGTAATCCAATATACGAACAGGTGTTTGTATAACAACGAGTCAGGATGCTTATCCATCTTGGGCCTGATCTCTAAATTCATTTTACGAGACCATATTCCCCATTTTGTGTCAAGTCTGGAGATACGTTCCAGTTTGTATTTTAGGAACTGTGCATCAATGAGTTCAAGATAGTTTTTAATTTCCTGGGATACTTCCATTATTGCTCCCTTCTTTCAATTTCAGCATCTATTTTAGCTACAATGTTTTTGTTTGTATTCAAACGCTCTTTAACACTCTTACCGCCACACTTGGTAATACCTTGCAATAACGCAATCTCACAAAGACCAATATCAATGATTGAATCCTGCCGATCTTTAACAAGTTCATCATAAGGTATTTTAGTTATATCCTGCATAATCACTCCGCATACTTCTGGAAGAGGTTTATTACAAACTCGAATATTTCTTTTTCTGTTTCTTCGGAATCATTGAAGAGGCCTACTATTTTGGATAAGGCATCTAGGTATTCTTTTGGGAAGTCTTCTTCTACCATGTAATTCTCCATCCATAGAAGAATCTTTTGTTTTTCAGGATCTTTAAAGCTTTTCGCGGTTATCTCTCTTTTCCAATAATAAACAAGGTGATCGCCTCTTTTAACTGTCGAGTAATGCTCCCAACAATCATCCGGAGGAATTGGTTTATAAAAAGATTCAGGCATTATTATACCCGTTAATCGCTTGAAAGTTATCTTATATTCATATTTCATTTGATCTCCAGTCTACTGCACATTGAGTCCACTGAGCATCAATCGTATCACTCCAGCAATTGCTGCTACTATTAAAAAGATCCACCACCCATATCCATCATACCTTCCAATGACTTCAAGAATACCTTGATGCCACTTTAATTTCATTGACCACGCTAAGACCGCTAATATAATAAATGCCCACCAGTACATAGCCGCTAACATTATAATTTTCATCTTATTTCTTCTTTCCTTTTTAGAATGTCCCCGGAGAGCCAATAATTCCGGGGACGTTTATATATAAAGTGATTATGTTACCCGCTAGGGATTCGAACCCTGCTTACCTCCGATTTTGGATCGGCGGTGGCACCTTCCTTCTCACCGGAATCGAACCGGACACCATCTTGGACTGATCAAGCCCAAGCCTAATCTGATGTGTGAGTAGCCTCTCATCCTCAGTAATATAATCAAGAACAGCCATTGCCCGTCAGACATGACGCACAGAAAACGCCTTTTTCATTGGCATCTTCTTATGCGCCAGTTGAATATCCTCCTTTGGCTCTATTATTTTTTTAGGATGTTCATTGAGATCATCAAATATATCCTTTATATCTCTATCATGAAAATAATATATATATTGTAAATGATCATCTGTTCTTGTGGTAGCCATACCCATGTTTTTATCCTTTTACAAAGTTGTGCTGACAGAATAAACTCGTCAGCTTGTTACTGCCAGCACTCCCTCCTTTGTTATTTCTTAGTACCTTTTTTGCCTCCGGTCTTGGCTCCAGTTCCTTTACCTGAGGCATTTCCTTTGCCTCCACCAGCTCCTTTTTTCGCTCCACCTGCTCCTGATGGTGGTCCTGTTTTATCTCTTTTCGGCATCTTTAATCACCTCCTATTTGTTGTGTTTACCAAAATGGTGTTTGATGGCCATCGTTGGTATCAGAGTCTTGCGGCCACTAAAGTATCTTTTTTAATGTAATATTTGCCTTCAGGAAGAATAGCTTTTGTATCATTGACGAACTTCTTCCAATCCACTCTTTGCTCGTATTCCTTGTTATAATTGATTTTTCCTACTTTCCAAAAATCTACATAGTCAATTAAAGACTCCATCACCATTAAAGCCTGATCCGGATCAATAACTGGTTCTACGCTTACCCAGGTAAATATTCCCTGTTTCTTGGCTTCCTTGATGGTATTCACCCGATCCAGTAAACTTGCAGCGTTCGGCTCCCATTCTCTCTGAAGAGCGTTGTCTACAAATATCAAGGTGGTGCCGAACTTCCAGTTATTGCGTTTCAGAATATCAAAGTCTCTCACCGCGCGGTTCCCGCCTTTGGTCAGGACCTGGATCTTCATATTGTATTTTTCGAAGATCAGAAGTGCTTTTCTGGTGGTGTCGTCAATTCCCCCGGGCTGGTAAAGGTCGGACGTAAAGCATAACAAGATTTCTCGTTCGTCACCTTCCAATGTCCGGCAGTCTTTTTCTACTTGCTTGAGGATATTATCTCTTGGCTTGGCAAAGCCACTGAAGACTTCTCGTTTTCTGTGTAGAACCGCAGGGCCGTAACAATAGGTACAACCATGGAGGCATCCTGAATAAAGATTGCAGGCTAAAGGTGAATATTCGAGAGCTCTTCCTTTTGGTTCATATATTGCCAGCGTTCTAGCCATTTATATATCTCCCTATTTTGAATTTAACTACACCTTCAGGTATAAACAATTCTGTATAAAAAACCGAGATATCATCGAACCTATACTCGGTGAATCCAGGTCTATCCTCGAAACAGATTTTCTTCACCCTGTCTTCCAATCCCTTGGGAATGAGAGTTGCGAGTTCATTTTCCACATCATCGCCAAACTCTTTTATGGCTTTAGCCATCGTTTCGTGAAACTTTGCTATTTCTTCGTCCATATATATCTCCAGTTGGTGGTTATTACTTTCCAGCCAGTTTTAGTTTGTACCGTCCTCATCTGTTATGTGCATACCTCACTATTTTAAAAGTAACTACAGCATCAGATATATCCATCTCCGTATAAAACATCGGGACGGTATTAAACCTGTACTCAATAAATCCCGGCTTATCCGAATACGTTACTGTCTGCATATTTTTTACCGCTTCTTCGTCAGTGATAAACTCTTTGAGTAGTTCTTCCACCTTACCCCCAAACTCAAGCAGGGCTTCCCGCATCTTTTCTGAAAAATCATCTTTTTCGCTCATATATATCTCCAGCTACTGTTTTTTAAAAATTCTTCCCACCCGCCTATATCGTCCAGAAGCTTCCAATACTCCAAAGTTGCATCCCTGGTATCATCGTGGAAGGTTGTCATGTTCCATAAGTGCCATAGATAAAACATTATATAACTCCCTCGTCCTTGGCCAATTCAATAGGTGGAACACCTTTAAAGGCCTTTTGTCGTTTTTTGGACTTCTGATCCTTCCCGGGTGAATGGCGTTTGAGTTTTAACGCATCCAATCGTTTTCCGACTGCTGTGCTGCTGCAACTCAACAATCTGGCAAGAGATCGAGTACCAAGCTTTAATTTCTTGTGATACTCTGCCCAAAACTCTGTTTCCGTCATTTGAAACTTCTCTTGTGTAATTTTATCCAAGTTAAGCGGCAATCTTCCCATCTTTTATTCCTCCTCTAACTCTGTTCCACACTCGTCACAAACCAGCGGAGCATCAACACAGTTTTGACATGGTGGATTAATATGGCAACCGCAAGCGCCCTCCCGTTCAAAAACCATCGTTCCCTGGCAACCATCACGATTACAAGTGTTACCTTCTTCAATTCCTATTTTCTTTTCCATGTTATCCTTCTCAACAAAGTTTATCTCTATCTCATATCCTTCTTTTACAACTTCGCTAAGTGGTTTATTCAAGAACGCTTCACGCTCATGGAACCATCTGACCATTTCTCCATCATAATAGTCAGCCCAAGCATCTAACATGAATTCATTTCCAGGTTCAAAAATTTCATTCCAGTGTTGCATATCAGTTATCATCTTTCTCCTTCATAATTCTATCTTTTTCATCCTCTTCGAAATCAGCCCAATAATCTAGCTCATACTGAAGTCTCCGGCACCATTCGCATCCTTCCCGAACCTCACAAAAGCCGTCCCTGTAATGAAGGTCCATCTCCTCTTTATCAAATTCCTCAATAGCTTTATCGCTTAAATCACTCATATTTCCTTTTCCATTCAAGTATTAAAGCCTTAACTTCTTCCAGGTTATAAGGAACCCCAGGAGCAAAAGTCATTCTCTTCCAGACATATCTAAGAAGTTCACACCTTCTCTGTTGTTTAATAAGTTTTTTGGTTAAGATTTCATGGGCTGTTAGGCTATCCATTTTTTTCCTTTTGCTTCATGGCATCAAATTCTATTTTTACTTTCTCCAGGTCTGCTGTTCTGTTCAAATCCTTAATTATATCTTGAAGGAACATTGTGTGGCCATCTTTTAGGATATTCTCTCCGACTAATTTGTATTTCACGCTATCCATTATTCCATTCCTCCCCGTTCCACTTCAAGTCTTTGAGTTCGTGTTGGATGAAAGCCAAAGCCACTTCCTTAATAGTATGCAATCCTAATTCACAATCACAGGCCGAAAATTCGTATAAATCTTCTAATAAGGCATTAGGGCAACCATAATAACTATTGCCTGTTTCACTATGCTTTCCATGTTTATCCATTATTGATCCTGCCATCCCCAACAAGTCCTCTATTGAGGGGAGCCAGAATCCATCATGTTTTAATCTATTCCCAACCATTTCATTGACAGTGAACAACGCAACATCTATATATCCACCCATTGATCCAGTTCTCATCGAGATGTATTTATCCCCAACTTTAGGCTCCCATCCTTCCTGTATCCACTCCGCACCTTTAGCTCGTAGCATCTTTGTATATGTGTCTGTCATACTATCCATTTGTCTCCTTCCATAAACCACATTCACATTTCCCATCACCAAGAACAAGTCGGCAAGCACAATGATTTGTATGACCTATTTTGATAAATCTATCAATTGCTTTTCTATCAGATTCCAGGTCCTTCTGATACTGCTGCCTTTTTGTAATAAACGTTAAACTTTCCTTTTCATTATCCTGGTTAAAGATGATGGCTGTATTCCAGGATTTAACTTTTATTACGGGTTTAAAGATCATATAACCCTGATCACTGATATCGAATAACCTTTTCCACCAAAATAACGTGAAAAGCGGTACTAAAATCCTCTGATAGCTCATATTAAGATTAATCTCCATAACTACATACTCCCCTACAAATATATAAAACAATTAAACTATCTAATACCGGCTAAACTCGATTCTCAATTCCTATAGGCTACCACATAGCCTATGACTCTCACATAGGCTATCACATAGCCTATACTAACCCCCCATAGGCTACCACATAGCCTATCTGGTGACCCCCTATCTATATATATCTAATAGACTCAATTCTCAAGCAACCATTCATACCATTTACTCCCAAGCAAAAATAATAAAGGACATTAAACCCTTATTCATATTTCAAAATCATCCTTATCCACCTTAAGCGTTCGTTTAACAAACCCTTCCTTATTCAAGCTTGCCTTTTCCGCCCTTCGGTTCCGTTCAGCAGCATAGTCCTGGCCTACTTTTATCACATTCGTTTGAGTTAACCGTTCTCCAACCACCTGACCCAGTAAAAACATAGCCCTACCAAAATTCTCCGGTCTCCGGCCACTTCCTGTTGCACTTGCCCAACCCTGTAACGCAACTTTAACGGCTTGACACCTATCCTCAAAGGATTCACGATCATAATGACCTATTTTTCCGGTTTTAAAACAATCATCAAATTCAAATAACTCGCCTTGTGACATTAATTAACTCCTTTTATATATATCCGCTCCACCCTTCCGCTTCTCAGGAAGGTGGACCTTTTTAAAATAGTTATTGTACTGGAAGACAGGATTCGAACCTGCACGGGTTATACTTAATGTTAGTCAGCACTACCTCAGTAGGATAAGCGTTAATATATTCATTAAGTTTCTTTAGGACCATCCTATCTTACCGGATATTTACCTGACTTGTCTTACAGATAGGCTTCTTCATGATCCCCCCCAGCCCGCTAAGCTGTACGTCTACCACTCCGCCACTTCCAGTAAAAACACCTACTTACGAGTATAACCCGTAACTTTCCATTTCAGCTTTTTTGCAGTTGCATTGCAGTCGGCGATAGCATCCTTCATCCTTTTACAAAGGCTACACTGATACATTGCGTCTGTCTCTGCTGTAAGCCGAGCATAGAACTTTCCTTTTCTACTTTAAACACTGATCCTGAAGCTTCCATAATTCTCTCCATTTAAAAAGTTAATTGTTTATATTAACTCCCGTTAATTATTCTTACCTTTTAAATCAGGGTCATGGCTCGTTGTCCAGATAGGAGTTTTACATTTACACCTGGAATAATGCTTTCCACAGGTCTTACAGATTTTAATTAAAACGTTAGCCTTATTATTTAACTTAGCCAGCCGTTCATCCATATCTCCACAAGTACAATCCGCTATATGATTATTACACTTACCGCACCACATAAGTTATTCTCCTCTATTTTCCTTTAACTCCCACTGACCGCACCAATCAGTTGCATATACTGAAGGATATCGCGTTTCTTCCCCTATTCCTATATCCGCACCATAAATGAAGACAAATATCCTGGGCGGGTGAAGTTTACACATACTTGATTCGTGATACTTACAGCTGGCGCATTTATTATCCGGCATATTTATTCTTCTCCTTTAAGGCTATGAAGCTTTATTATATTGTTAAGTGTCTCTTTTGTATCAGGTGTGCCTTCTTCCAGGGCTTATCTGTTAACCCTAAAGCATCCTGTATCTTATTTCTTACATTCCATTTACCTTGCTCAATAAGGCGATCAGCCATTTTAGTAGAGCCACAAAAATGGGTACTGAGATAATACGCCAGGGCTTTTGGAACAAAGACTTTCTTTTCATATTCAGAGCTATTGGATCTACCATCATTTTTAGTCATTAATATAAAAGGTTCATCGGCATCAAAGTTGGCGCCATGGACAAACCAGCCATCCGGTATTTCAATAATTCCACCTATATCCTGCCATTCTGTATTTTGAGCCATAGTTATTCTTCCTCCCTTTTAATCTCACCGTGAGCTTTACATACTATATTGCTAGGACCTGAACAGGTACAGCCCTCCAATGTCGCTTTATTCTTACCTTTCTCCCAGGACTTCATTAACTCTGTTGTTGCAAAAATACTGAAATGACAGTTAGTAGTATTTGCACCGTTCTTACCAAAATCATAACCAAAGTCGTATGCTTCTTGGTTATTCATAACTTATTATCCTCTATCCTTAAAGCTACACGAGCAAGTTTCCTATCGATATAACCCTTTAACGTTCGGACCTGAAGAGATATAACCCAGCCTTCGTGCAATAATCTTCCGTTTAAATATACACGGTGTTCTTTTTTAAGATGGAGGAACAGGCTCCGGAAAGAATAAATAACTCTGCCTTTTCGGTATTTATTTGCCATATTATCTCCTTGTTTTGATTATCCATGACTATACTTATAGTTTATCACGATCTTCTTTGTCAACATAAAAATTACTCCATAAGCAATTTACTCCAAAGGTTAACGTTAACTTAACAGGGGGTTTACAGGTGTTAACCCTTAACAGGTCCCAAATCACCCTTTTTTAGTCCTTCATATGAGGCTCGTTTTTTTAAAAAAAATATGGTCACTACCCGTGCACGAAAAAAAGCCCCACCCCTTTTCACTTTGAAGGCGGGGGGTTTATTCAATGATAACAATAACTTACATGGTATCAAACGTCAAGACACCTGTTAATATTGATTATAAATAGTAATTATAATTACCTATCTTATGTCATTGTTGACAGATGGGCGCTCAAGATACCTATGAATAGAGGCTGTCACCACTTCATGTCACTATAAGCCCTATAAACAAAGGATATACAACGGTGTGAAGTACAGTGCACACGTGTTAACCCTGTTAACCTTAACACATAGCAATAGTTAACAGTGTAAAGAAACCTTACGATTTAGAGCGCCATATAAGGCGCTGAATAGACGTAAATTAATAAATGGAATATTGGTATTAAGAATAGGATTGATTGATAAACTAGATAGCATATTGAAACGATTATTTCCTTTTTTCCGGTATAGGATTGATAAAGGATTAAATCAAAATAAGGAATTGAACCATTGAGATATTAAAACCTTATTTCATTGCAAACCATATCAGGATTGATATTGATCTTTTACGCCATTGGATTAATAGAGCGCAGAGAATTAAAGCGCCATAAATTGATTGAGTAAATTGGATTATAGTTCTTATAGATTAAATCAATAGGCGCATTGAAGTATTGAATATAGAGATATTTTTAAACTGGTATCCAGAATAGAGCGGATAAAATAGCAGATTGTACCATGGATTTTATGGCATTAATTCGCAAACCTTAATTAAACATAACTTATGATAACTATACCTCTATTATATATACTTATAGGCGGATTTTTTGCCGTTCGTCTATTCAGCGCCATATTTTAAGCTGATATATCAAAACATATCAAATCACGCTTTTTTATTATACATAACTATCATATAAGTATAGATAATTTAGAACTTTATTCATTAACAATATCAGATACTTAAAAATGAGCGCTCCAAATCAAGCGCTCAAGCGCTTTAAATCGATATACCTATACTAGTATATTCACGACCATTTATATTTTCAGTCAATAGACAGTCAAGCGCCTTAGATATAATATTAAAAGCCTATCTATAAGCCTATAAATAGGGATTATAAGCGATTTGCTTGTTTTAAGGTGTAAAGGGATTAAAAAGGATATTGCTTTGACTGGTATCGTGGTTTGATAGGATTAAAACCATAAAAAAAGGGATACCAAGATTGATAAATGGTATCCCTATTTAATGAATTAAAGGTTTATTAAGTAGTTTGATTTTTTAACCAGTTATATGTTTTTATTTCTTTTTTAATATCGATATTCCCAATGCCGTAACAAAATAGATTAATCAAATTAAACGATTTATGTTTTTCTAATACTTCCCTTTTCAATCCTGTTATAGGATCGATAATTAAAAGATCGGATAAAGTATTTTTTAATAAATGCCATGAATTGTTTTTTATCCTTTTTACTTCTTTTTCCCTTGTTCCATTCTCAAAGGAAACAGGATAATTTGTATAGTAATCTTTCCCCAATTTGTTAAACAATGCCATGGATATTTTCATTGTCAAAGCGGGAATAAAGTTATTAGTTTTTTCGTTTCCTATCTTGTCATTATAAATACGTTGTAACCTTGTGAGCGCTGTATTTTTAGACAATTTAGGGATTGAATAAACATTATCAGGATTGATTTTTACAGCATTATCCTTTAATAAGCCCTCCGATATTCTGTCTTGTATCATTTGGCTGTTTTCCTTAAATCGCATTAATTCAGCCGGATTTTTAGAGCGCCTATACCTTTTTAAAGGTGTCACATTAACATTATATTTTTGGCTATTTTCTACTGGATACCAATTGTTAGGGACACCGGAACCAAAGACAAACCTTGCATCAATCATGCATTTTAAAGGCATTGTGCCGATTTTTTTATCTAGTTTTACTTTACAGCGAATCACTTGTGTTTTCTCTATACCATTATCAATCGCTATTGTGCGGATTGATACTTTATCCAAATAGAGTAAATCAAATAACTCTTTTTCCGATATACTTTTATAACTGCTTGAGCGTGATTTTTGTGCTTTAAACCAAAAGACATTATTTAATTTTGGATATATAACCACGTCTAAAAGATAGTTTGCTTTTTCTTCAATCGGCTTGTTTTCATTATCTGGAATTATACTCTCAAGCTCAACAGTCAAAGGCATTGTGTCAACTTCTTGATTGATACTTATCATTCTTAATTTTGTTGCGCCTTTCAAATATCGCGCCATATTTTCGCGCGTTTTATATTCAAACCTTAAAACGTTTTCAGTATCTTTTTCATAAATATCATTGTTGTTAATTTTCTCTAATACAGTCAAGGATACTATAGATAATGCTTCTTGATAGTCCTGTTTTGTATCAATAAGCGCTTGAGATGGTAACAAGCCTTTATTTGTAGACGTTAGCGCCTTGAGCGCCTGATTTAAAATGTTACGGGAAGTAGTTGATATATCTGCTTTGTAATTAGATACTATATTGTTTATATTTTGAACGTTTTTAATCTTTTCTTGTTCGATCTCATTATCCCTTTTTAATACTGATTTGCTTTTTCTCATTGTCTTATATCCTTTATTCAATAAGGTTTACGGTTTATTTTGCAATCTGATAAACATCATTAATACTATCTATAGTGTTTATTAAATTCATTGCCTTCCATATTGCCTTGTATTTTTTTGAATTAAAACCATACCTGTTATGGATAATGGTTTTACAGGCATTTAGGAACATATATCCTTTGTAGTATGGAACCATACCGGACACCTTAAAACCTTTGACGTTAATTGATACCATTAATTTTCTTGTCTCAAGATTACTTGCGATTGCTATTGTGATATATTTTTTCATGGTTTTATTTCCTTTCATTTTTAAAGGTTTTTTTA